ACTTCTTAATCAGATATCTGATAATGAAACATTTATACTTAAAACCAAACAATATGTGGGAACTATTTCAGATAATGCTGAAAAACAATTTAACACCAAATCAAGTACTATTATTATTTGGAATAAAGCAGAGAGTGTCTTTGCCTCAAATTACAAATGATGATAAATTAGCATTAGAAAGATTAGGCTATTTGATCTTGGATAATGGTAAATATACAATGAATACTGAGGCTAAAAGCTTATTGGTACATTTAGATAATTATTTTATTAAAGCAAAAAAGAAAACTGATGCCCAGTTAATGGGTAAGGAGTTTGTTGATAAAATAAATATCTATAGGGAAGTATTTCCCAATATAAAATTACCTAGTGGTAAACCAGCAAGAGTTAATGTAAAAATGTTATCTGAATCATTTAGATGGCTGTTTGAAACATATGACTATACTTGGGAACAAATTATAAAAGCTACTAAAATGTATGTAAATGAATACAGGGATGCACAATATATGTATATGCAAACTAGTCAGTACTTTATATGCAAACAAGATAAGCACAAAGTAAAATCATCTACATTAGCAGATTACTGTGATATGATTAGAGATGGTGTAGAAGAAACAGAATCTAAACACTTTAAAGAAAATGTAATATAATGAGCAAACCAAAAGAATCATGGATAGGTCAATATGCTGCCTTTAATGAAGCATTAAAATATATGTACAAAAGACAAACCGGTGAGGAGAAGTCTATATATACACCATGGCCCAAATTTAATGATGCTACAACTGATGGTTTGGAATGGAATACGTTAACAGTTATTGGTGGTAGACCTGGTTCAGGTAAAACATTGATTAAAGATCAAATCATTAGAGAATCTTTTGCATTGAATCCTAATGATTCATTTAGAGTATTAGAGTTTCAATATGAAATGGTCGGTAGAACGTCAGCAATTAGAGAATTTTCATCAGTCACTGGTAAAACTTATAAAGAGTTATGTAGTGCAGGAAGTGTAGTTACTGCTGATATACTTAATACATGTCATCAATACGCTAAAGAAAGAGTAAAGCATCCTGTAGATATTATTAGTACTCCTATGACTGTAAATCAAATGCGTGATCAAATTGACATGTATATGAATCAACATAATGGGACTAAAACAATAATCACTTTAGATCACACCATGTTAGTTAAAAGAGCACCTTATCAAAATAATACGTTAGACATGTTGTTTGAGTTAGGTGAGTTTTTTACTCAATGTAAACGTGACTATCCTTGTTTGTTTATTGCCTTATCACAGCTTAACAGGAATATTGATAATCCTGAAAGAGCTATTGATGGTAAATATGGTAATTATATTCTTGAGTCAGATATATTTGGTTCAGATGCAATGTTGCAACATGCTGATACTTTAATTGGTATTAACAGACCAGCAAAACAAAAAATTAGATTTTATGGTCCGGATAGATATATTATTGAAGATGATAAGACAATTGTCTTGCATTTTCTTAAAGCAAGAAATGGTGATACTAGAATGAGTTTCTTTAAAGCTAAGTTTGAATCAATGCAAATTGAAGAAATGGCAACACCAGGAACTCAAGAAAGAAGATAGTATGGAAAATGCTGCAAGAACGTATGTAAAAAGTCTTATTTTATCCCAATTATTGCTTGAAGCTAATGATGAATTAGAGGGAACACCATTCTATGATACAAGACTTAGTGTTGATGTAAAAAGAGTTGAAAAAACTTTAGTAAAACAAATAGACAAACAATTTATGAATATATACAATGCTGATACAGCACTAATTTATAACATAATGTCTAGACTTGATGGATTAGTTAAAAAAATTTCTAGCTGTAAAATTGATGATTTAACAATGCTTGACTTTATAATTGACAAGTATATGGAAAACAAGAATTGGATATTAGAAAACATAGAATTACCTATAAAACCATTAAGAACAAATGATAAGCAGTAAAAATTTAAATAAAACAAAAGAAATGGCAATAAAACCAGATGAACGTAAAACCAAGGTAAATATTTTAAGAGAAGAGCATGAAGACTACTTCAAAACCAATGGGATAGTTAATGCAGTATATATTCCTAAGATGGCATACAGACCATCTGGAAAAGATGAATTGTATGTTAGTTTTTTCCCAAGTGAATTTGAAAAAAATGAAGGCATATATACTGAATTTGTAAGTATAAATTATGATACAGAAGACCCAAAAAGAACTTTGTATTTTCATAAACACAATCCTCACTGGAAAGAAGAATATGAATTAGTTGAATCAAGTACAGGATTTATTAGACACATCATACCTGTGAATGAATTAAAGATTATAAATGATGTTACAAGTAGAGGTAAACTTATCCATGACTTTGCAAATCCAGATCTACCGAATCCAGATAAAAAAGAAGCACCTGGATTAGTTGAAGCATTACTTGAAATTAACAAAACTCTTAAATCAATTCAACTATCATTAAATAGTATCCTTAATAAAAACAAATAAATATGGCACAAAGTGTACTTGTGATTGCTGATTCAGGAACCGGCAAATCAACATCAATCAGACATCTAAATCCTGATGAAACATTTGTAATAAATATTGCAAATAAACCGTTACCTTTTAAAGGTTGGAAAACTATGTATGCTGGTATTTCAAAAGATAATCCAAAAGGAAATCTTGCATCAAGTTCTTCAGCTGCAGGAGTAATGAAAGCAATTTTACATGTTAATGAAAAAATGCCACACATCAAAACTTTGGTTGTAGATGATTGGCAATATATGAGTTCTTTTGAATATTTTGATAGAGCAAATGAAAAAGGTTATGATAAATTTACTCAAATTGCAGCAAACTTAGCTCAAGTAGCTAAAATGCCTAAAGATTTGAGAGATGATCTTACTGTATTCTTTTTGACTCACTCAGAAGATTCAACTGATATTAATGGGAATAGAAAAATCAAAGCAAAAACAATTGGTAAAATGATTGATAATACTTTAACTTTGGAAGGTCTATTCTCAATAGTTTTATTTGGTAAGGTAAGTAAAAAAGATGATGGTGAACTTGTCTATGGTTTTGAAACACAAAACAGCGGAGAGAACACATGTAAATCACCACAAGGAATGTTTGAGGACAGCTTCATCCCAAACAATCTGCAATTTGTTAAAGATTGCATCAAAAAATATGAAGAATAATAATCAAAATTAATTTAAAAAAAGCAATTATGTTAAGTAGTAAAGACATGTCGGCCGCTTCAGGTCAAGAAAAACCAGTAGTTGGAACAGGGAATCAAAAAGTAAAAATTAATTCAATTAGTTTTGATAAAACTCCTTATGACGCAGATGCATATAACATTATGTTACATGTAGAAACAGAACCTGTAATAGGAGCTTTTCAAGGATTTTTAAAAGATATGAATAATCCCAATGGGCCACGTTATGAAGGTCAAGTAGGAAGAGTAAGATACTCACCATATCCATATAAAGATACTACATTACCTAGTGGTAAAGAAATTAGTAGAGATAATGAGGTCATGAAAGCAATGATATTTCTAGCAGAAGCTTTAGATAAAAGAGCTGGATTAGATGCTATTCAAGCTAATACAATTGAAGATTGGATGTTAAAATGTGATAAATTACTATCTGGGCCAACATATGTAAACGTATGTCTTGGTGCACGTGAGTGGGAAAATACTGAAGGTTATATAAATAATGATCTTTACTTACCTAAACTTAGCAAAGACGGTGTACCAGTAGAAGCACTAGATGTTGAAAAATCAAAGTTATTAATATTTGATAGCAACAATTCTAATCACTTAAGAAAAATAGAAAAGAAAAATTCACCTCCAACGAATAATTTTGAACCTAGTTCAGCTGCAGCAGGTGATGATTTTGATCTATAAGTTATTAATCTAATTATGGGGCCAACTGAAATATGTTGGTCCCATTTTTATTTATATTCCTAATATGTTTAACACAAAAAATTTAGTATTAGAAGAGACAGATGTTCCAAGCTATTGGGTATTTCAATATTATTTAAACCTATCAGAACCCTTAACAGGTCAGGACGTAAAGATTAAATCAATCTTTAATCCAAATGATAAAACTCCTAGTTTTTGTATGTATGTAGATAAATCTGCAGGTGTATATAAATTTAAAGATTTTTCAACTGGTAAAAATGGTAATAAAATAGATTTGGTTAAGCTTATGTTTGATTTAGAATATAGAGATGCTGTTAGAAAAGTAGTAGAAGATTACAATAGTTATGTTAAAACAACTGATTTACAAGAAGTATTTTTTAAAGTTCAAGAAAAATGGGAAATTGATTTTGTTAATCCAAGACAATGGACTGAAAATGATGGTAGATATTGGTTAAATTTTAGAATTGGTTCAAACTTACTGAAGGAATATAATGTAAAACCAATTGAGTATTACAATTTAATTAAAGAAGAAGAAGGTGAAGTTAAAAAATTAAAGATTGAAGGACATTCTATCTATGGGTATTTTGATAAGAATAATGAGTTGTATAAAATATATCAACCATTAAGCAAACATAAATTCCATAAGGTAAAATCATATCTTCAAGGTTTTGATCAATTAACATACACCAAACCTTATTTAGTAATTTGTTCGTCATTGAAAGATGCTCTATGTCTTAAAAGCATTGGTTATAACATTGAGGTGTTAGCACCGGAAAGTGAAAATACAATAATTAAACCCCACATTATTGAACATCTAAAAAGAAAATACAAAAAAATAATTACATTCTTTGATAATGATACTGCAGGCAATTTAGCAATTGAAAAATATAAAACTTCATATAATCTAGATGGTCTTACATTACCTTTATCTAAAGATATCAGTGATTCTATGCGAGAACATGGTTTTGATGTTGTACATGGAACACTTAAACCTTTATTTAAAGAAATTTTAAACAAATAAAAAATGAAATGGTTCATACCGGGCTCAGTCCCAAGTAGTAAAAATGGTAGAAGATGGACAGGCAAGTATTTTATAGCAAGTAAAACAGTTGTAAATTATAGAAAAATAGCTAAAGATCATTATACACAGTATGCAGAAGAGTTTAAGGCTGAGTTGGCCAAGCATCAATTACCCGTAAGTATTCGATTTACATTCATCAGAGGCAGCAAACATAAGTTTGATTATATTAATCCAGCACAAACAGTGCAAGATGATATGGTTACATTTGGTTGGATTGAAGATGATAATGCAGATTGCATACTACCTGTATTTGTAGAATACAGATATGACAAACTTAACCCAGGAGTAATTATAGAAATTTTACCAGATGGCAAGAATAACAATTAAAGAGTTTTTTTCATTACGTGAGATGTTTAAAGGTTTAGATGAGGATTTTGAATTAGCATTAGAAAACTACAAAAACTTAGACTTTGATGATAAAGCTATTGTAGACTTATTATTTACTAAATCAATGATATTTGATAAAAGAAAAAGATTCACTGAAGCCATTAATAAAACATATACATCTGAAGAGTTGATTGGTAAAAACATTAACTCAGCAGTAAAAGATGCTGGAGATTATGCTGTTTACAAAAAAATATTATTAAAAATTTTATATTCAGAGAAATGATAAACATTCAAGATAGTGTTGCAAGAAGCACTAAGACTTTAATTTTAGATGAGCCCTTTTACGGGCTTTTTTTAATTGGTATAAATAAACAATTTAGTGACCGTATACCTACTGCAGGTGTAAGTAAACATGGAATTGGTATGCAGTTAACAATTAACCCTAATTTTTTCACTGATTTAAGTGAACCACATAGAGTTGGATTGATTAAGCATGAATTATTACACATAGCATTTGGGCATTTGTTAATGCGAGATTTGTATTCTGATCAAAAGTTATTTAATATAGCTGCTGATTTAGAGATTAATCAATACATAGACTCTAATGCTCTACCAGACGGTGGATTATTACTAAGTAGTTTTCCTGAATTAAATCTTCCTATAAAAGCAGGAACTAAAGTTTATTATGAACTATTAGAACAAGCCAAGGAAGAGGGAACATCTTCTTCATTAGATTCATTTATGGATCAGATGGATGGTGAATCAGAATATTGCCATAGTACATGGGAAGAGTTTGATGAATTATCTGAAGCTGATAAAAAACTTGTTCAAAAACAAATAAATCATCAGTTAAAAGAAGCTGCAGAACAAACTGTTAAAAAACAAGGTAATGTTCCCGGTGAGTTAAGTGAATTAATTGCAAAGTTATTTCATATTGAGCCAGCCAAATTTGATTGGAAAGGTTATTTGAGAAGATTTGTTGGAAATTCATCTGTAGTTTATACAAAAAAGCTGAGACGTAAATACAATAAAAGATATGCTGAAAACCCAGGATTGAAGATTAAATTTAAAAATCACATTCTTGTTGGTATTGACACATCCGGATCTGTAAATACAGAAGAGCTTAAAGAATTTTACAATGAGTTATGTCACATGACTAAAACAGGACACAAAATTACTGTTGCACAGTGTGATACAACACTTAGAACTGTAGAAGAATTTAATCCAAAAAAAGATTGGGCTATACATGGTAGAGGTGGGACAAGTTTTCAACCTGTAATTGACCACTATAATAACAAAAAGTGTTATACAGCACTAATATATTTAACAGATGGTGAGGCATATCCTCCATCGGGTTGTCCAAACAATGCTTTATGGGTATTAAGTAGTATTTCCACAATGAATGAAGATTTACCAGGTAAAGTTATTAAACTAAATTAATTATGGGACTAATTCTATTACTTACGATAGTAGCAGTATACATTACAGTATAGACTGTAATATAAACAATAATAAAATAATTTAAAATGGGAAATTCATTAGGTGAAGCATTTGGGTGCTTAGTAATAATACTAATTTTAGGCGCAATTACAATAGTAGGATTTAGTACTTATTTTATATACAGTATCACAGGTGACACAACAATTGAAAGTAAATCAATAATTAAGCCTAACTATAGATTAGAAAGTTCAGGAAAAAATGTAGACACAGTTTACATTTACACATTTAAAAATAATTAGTTATCGGACGCTATTATACAGGAGATATTGAAGGTAAATTTGCCTTTGGATCTCAAAGTAGTAATGCTGCTGATAGATTTGGTGTAACTGGTCAGGTACCTGGATATCTAAATTATTATTATGATGAAACTAATTTAACAGATCTTGAATCTGAATTATCCATTATTGAAGATGATTTTGGAGAGCATAGTACTGCTTTAAAAACATATTATGATTTATATGAAGATGAAGATGAAGCAGTATTGTCTTTTTCAGAATATG